TAAGTTGGCGAGGGTGTCTCCCACCTTTTCCATCAGACTTCTCCTGCTTTATTTCCCGGGCCTTGTCCATCCAATTCTTCAGGGCTAACTTTGGACGCTTGAGTTTTCTATTCCCCTCACTCCAGTAAAGATGAAACTTCGTCAATTCATTATCAAAGTTCACATCAGAATACTGTGATCTAAGTTCATCAACGTATTCATCAAAGACTATTTTTTCTTGTTCCGGGGTCGTCTTCTTATTTAGTTTTATTTCATTTCGTTTCATTTGTGGTTTTCCTACGTCAGGAATCCCTGTATCTGGTTCATTGTTTACGTCAGAAACCTTTGTAGCTGTGGGTTTACTACCATTTATACTAGGTCTTGCAGGAACCGCCGTCAGCCGGTTACGGTAAGCATCGGTGACATTATCGACAAGTTTCTGCACCCATAGGGTCCGGCACTGTTCCCATAAGTCCCTGTCAATGGCATCCAGGTCCAGGAGCGTGTTGATAATTGCCTCCGCTTTATCCTCGGCTACATGTGTTTTAGCAAGTAGAAACTTCCAAGCGGAGGGGTTTCTTACGTCATAAACGTGCCCTTCGCTACTTGCTAAGAGTTCCAGGAGCTTGAACCAGAAGGCATACCCATCGTTCCCGAACTCAGTTTCAAGAATGAACAGCGTCTTACCGGTACTCGCGTCAGAATAATGGGGGAAATAATCAACCGTCTGCTTATGCGGTCTTGCCATCCTGATCCCCCTTTAATCTCACCACTTCAGATTTAGGGATTGTCCTGAAGGCCCCGGCTTTAACGGCTTGGATTTTACCCTTAGCGCACCATCGATGGAGTGTCATCGCGGTAATACCCAGCTCCTTAGCTGCCTCTCTCATACTCAGAAGGTCCGTATTCTCAAAAGTCAGTCTCACAACATCCTCCTGTTACAAGTATAACACCTTTTTGTCTTTTGTCAACCCCTAGCATGACGAGCTAATGACCAGGATAACCCCGAGTATGACCAAGCCCATGATAGCGTATTTAGACCACCATTTATCGAACATCTTATTGCCTCCTAAACACTTCCTGCCTTTTTCAGCCGTGCCTCTACCAGATTTACTACAGCCGACCCCATGCAACTGGCTGGGTGGTACGAATGAAATCTATGAGATCTTCACGTAGAACACATAGCGAGCGGTCGTACTCAGACCAATGACGAGTAGCGTAGCCAACTGAGTTGAGATGACTCTCTATATGCTCTTCAAATTTCTTCTCAGTTGGTTTAAGTGAAGTCACGCCACTTCCTCCACAACCCTGACCTTACCTGTGACTACGTTAGAGATTAGGGACTGTCGATATTCTTTAAGTAGTTCAATCTTTCGTTCACTCTTTTCTATCAAAGAGTCTATTTGCGTTGTTTTTTCATCAAGGTAGTTGGCTATTTCGGTTTGGGTATTCTGGTTGGGTACAGGTATAACAATCGATTTCAACTGATCCCATCGAGTACTCCATAAATCCCAATGAATCCCTTTCCCATTCCTAAAAAATTCTTCTTTGAAGTAGTAACTCTTAAATAGATATTCAGCATAGGTGGGTATGATTTGTCGTGGCCCCAATACAATATTGATTACGGAAACAGAACCATCTCTTTTAGATAAACCAGATGATCCTTTACGGTCTGAGCGGGAATTGATTACAAAATCACCTTCCCTAACAAGCTTCCTGTTGTCAGTATTATCGGTTTTTGCTACGTCTTCTAGTTGGTCAACTATCCCATTCATTGTCACAGACAAAGGAGGAAACGTTTTGTCATCGACTGTTTGTCTTCTTTCAGAGAAGTAATCACCGACTCTCTTCAAAGACCAACTGGACGGTATCTCTCCAATCCACTCTAGACCGCTGTCTTTATAACTTATGTATCTATTCATCGGATAAACCTTTCAACAATGCACTAACATCATTGTCCAAAGACTTCAGGTCGTCTCTAATCTCTTGTACAGTCCTAAGCCCAGCAAACTTATAAAAATACTTGGTGAAATTAATTTCATATCCAATCTTGTCTTTTGACCTGTCCATCCATGCATCTGGTACATGGGGTCTAACCTCAGTTTCAAAATACCTATTGATATCTTGATCCAAAGGTACTCGTTCGTAATCCCTTTTCGCTGAGTCAGACTTGGGATTTCCCTTCCTATCTGTTTGTACCTCTCCATCTTCAACCAAAGGTTGCTCCACGGTTACCTTTGTATAGCCAAAGAATTCATTCGGGTAGATTTTGGAAAATTCGCTTTCCTCACCGGACATATAGATGTTAAAAAGCTCATCAATGTGCTCACTCGATAATTCTTTGCCCTTGTCACCCAAGTTCTTTCTCATCGATGTTCCAAATGATGAGCCGTCAATAAGCTGAACTTTACCCATTCGCTCTGGTGATTTTTTGTTAGTTACAGTCCCTATGTAGGTATGGATACCCGTGTTGAAAAACATCCTGTCAGGGAGGGCAACAATACATTCAAGCCAGTCATTTTCAATAATCCACTTACGTATCTCAGATTCCCCACTTCCAGCATCACCAGTAAATAGGGGTGACCCATTGAAAACGATACCTATACGTGAACCATCTGGATTCATTTTGTGAATCAAGTGTTGAAGGAACAACAACGAGCCGTCTGATGACCTTGGAGTACCTGCAAAGAACCTGCCACTAGGATCTTTACTCTCTTGTTCTATAAAAGCTTGTTCTGCCTTCCAGCTCACTCCAAACGGGGGATTGGTTATCATGTAATCGAATTTCCTGCCATGAAGACGATCATCGGAGAGTGAACTAGCAGGGCCGTGAATATTGTCAGTGTCTTCCCCCAGCATTAGGATGTCGGATTTGCATATTGCATAGGTAGTATCATTAAGTTCCTGCCCATAGATATTCATTATCAAGTCTGGATTGATGTTTTCCTGAACCCACTCCTTTCCAATCGTCAGCATGCCTCCAGTCCCACAACAGGGGTCAAACACTGATCGAATCTTTCCTGCTCCTTCAAGATTCTTTCTGTCCCCTCCAAATACAAACGATACGAGGAGCCTGACTATATCTCTGGGCGTGAAATGGTCTCCACTTTCTTGATTGGACATCTCAGAGAATTTCCGAAGAAGCTCTTCGTAGATTGACCCCATTTGGTGGTTGTCTATCGCAGATGGGTGGAGATTAAACTCCGTGAACTTATCGATTAATAAGTAAAGACGTTTGTTACTATCAAGTTTCCTAACCAGAGGGTCTATAGAGAAGTTATCAATGATGTTTCGCACATTCTCCGAATACCCTTGAATGTAGTTATTGAAGTTCATCATTACGTTATTCGGGTCGCTTTTGATGCGAGTCAGGTCAAATCTGGAGTGATTGTAAAAAGGGAGACCCACCTGCTTTTGAATTACAGGGGAGGAATCTGTTAGCTTATCTTTATACTGCTCATAAAGGTTGAACATCTCATCTTTTTTGGACTCAAGTACGCAGTCCAACCTTCTCATGACGACAAAAGGAAGAATGACACGTCCATATTCACTGGGCTTGAACAGACCACGTAGAACATCGTCTGCGGATGACCAAATGAGTGAAGAAAGATTGTTGTCAACCATAAACCTAACTCCTCAATTCAGGATACTTCTCAAACAATTCCGGGTGTTCCTGCTCCCTTAATTCAGGCTTCTTTTCATAGCGTTCATGATCAGGACCGCACTCCAGTATCAGATTGCCCCGCTCCGTCTTCCCGCCTCGACCCAGGGCTATGATGTGGCTCAATGATATCCCACGCCAATCCCCGGTCGAGCCGCAGGTCTGGCAGCATTCCCCGTACTGGTCTATCAACTCCCGTTTCAGTTTAGAATGCAGGGCTAACTCTCGCCTTCTCTGCGGGGATTGTTTCATCGACTATTCCATCAACTTCTGAGCCGGCTTGATCAGCTTCTCCACAATAAGCGGCCAGAGATCAGCGACAATTATCTGGGATACTTCCTTCTCGGGGATGCTGAACTCCCTGAGAATATCAGATCGCTGTACCCCTTCCGCCGCAGCAGCGGTGAACATCTCGCCCACTGTCTCAGGGGCGCCGGTGGACCCGTTATCCTTAGATTCGACTGCCGGTGCCATCCGGGTCTTGATCTCAGGGTGGACTTGACCATTACCAAGCCAGGTTTTGAGCTTTGCCACGAGCGCGTCATCATCGGCTATTTTACCTGCTATCCAGAGCTGGGCAATTATATCAGCTCGCTTCTGTGACTCAATGCTCTGCCTGGTTATGCGATCCTTCTCTGCCCATGCCTCTTGGCTCATGCCGTTGCCGTTGGACTGAGGGGACGATGCCGGGGCTTTCCCCTCTGACACCATGGCTAGTTCCTTGAAGCTGCGCTTGTCTCCATCCTTGATTGTGATGTCCCCGATCTCGATCACGGCGCCAGGGGAAAGTTGTTCAGCCTTGGTATCGAAGGTGGTGTATTCTACCCCGTCCTGGCTGACGACCTTGAAGAGCCGCCATTTGCCCTTTTTACTCTCCCCATCTTTTAGAAACTTGGCTTCCTTAACTGTGATCTGCATGCTGTTCCTCCTTTGGATACATATTCCTGAACACCGGTTTCCAGTCGATGCCTTTCAACCCACCCCTGATTGCTTTGTGCGCCTCTGCCATCCGGTCAAAGCACTCTGCCCCGGTCTTGCTCATCCCTTTCTTGCAGCAGCCACAGGTACATGGCTTGGATTGCAGCTCCTCGTGTGCTTGCTGTAGCTGATCAGTTATCGTTGAATTCTTTTCTTCATTAGCTTCCACTTCTTACGACCTCCTTATTTCTATAGGCAAATATGTTTTCATGATCATCCCGGCTATCTATTAGTTCCTGAATACGCAAAATCCTCCTTTCAAAAAATGGATCCATCAGCACATCGTGAGATACCTTTTGGTGAGCATAGCTGACATTTCCCGGGGATTTAACCCCGATGATTGAGCCGATCTCTGATTTTGTAGTCTCTCACTTAGACCTCCATCTTCATCTGTTCGGGCTGTAGGATAGGTCTTGACGCTCTGAGGAAATCCCGCCTTCTCAAAGCATCCTCGATCAATCTGCCGCGAATCGACTGGGCATATCTCTCGACCTCTTCTTTAGTTTCGGCCAGGAAGAACCCCGCCGGCTTGACCGTGGTGGAAGCAATCGGATAGCCCTCTTCGATTAGCTCCCTGATCATCATCCTGGTCAGTCGGTCACTGCCCACAGGTTCATATCGGCATGCCGCGGCGATCACCTTGCCTGGCAAAGCATGCGCCCGCCCTTTCTTAAGAGTAGATAGGATCAGGCGCTTGAGCTCCGGTCTGTTCTCCGGTGGTATGCTCATCAAAAACTCCACTTCTCCAGATATAACTCTTTGTCTGATGCGGTATTATGGATCCGATCCGGATGTACTGCCCAGGATAGTCCGCCACCGCCCTTCTCGACCTGTAGGTATGTCTCTCCAGGGAGGATGGGGTCAGGGCACACACGGCATTCAAAATACTTCTTAGCTTTGACCTCAGTGAAAATGTAGCCTGCCTCTCTGGTCCGTGTTCTCATCTCAATACCTCCGTGTTATTTGGCTATCTAGCTAGTAGGGTTACGTTATTGGATATTCCCATCTTATCTTTGGGGCTAGTGTTTGCTCTTTGTTTCGCTGCCTCGTTCTTGTTGTCCACGATAAAGCCTTGGCTGGTTCGCTGGCAATCCAATTGCTTGCCTTGTAGATAGTGCCCTGATGAACCTCTGTATCCTGATAAGAGATAAGTTTGATGACATCGGGGAACTTCTTGCGAATGAGTTTCACCATCACCCCGATCATCCAACTAGACGTGAACTTTGGAGCTTCAGCGCAGACAGCCAATCTCCGTAATTCAAGCAATCTACGCCCATCCTTCAGTCTGTTTCCTGCCACTGGTGTACTCCATATCCCCACAGCGAGGGGGTGACCATCATACCGAGCCACATAACAAACATAGTGGATATTTCTGACCACGTTAGACCAGTGGATATACGGTAGGCGGCTGTGCCATAGAGCGTTTAGTTCGCAAGCACTCTTAGCTGAAAGCTCCGAGACTACGAATTGGAGCGGTGAGGTCGGGATTGAACCGCCTTCTTCTATCTGGAATGATAGCTGTTCTACCATTGAACTACCACCGCACTGGTTCACTTCAACTCCTTCAAAGTTATTCCTGGTTGCTCTTTAGCCTTGAGAGCCATCAGAGCGAATACGGTCTGCGCTTTGCCTGTTAAGACGATGACGGGTTTCATCTCTCCTCCTCGATTGCCCTGGTTAAGCTATCCCGCAATTCTACTATTTCCTCCAGGGTAACGCTGCTGAAGACAATCTCACCCTGATTATTGCTACGATAATTAATAAGGATGGGGAAGTCGTTAATGTCATTGTCAAAGTCCAACTTGAGGGAAAGCTCCTCGGGGGCTACCTGCTTGCGTATCTTTGCTTTTATAGTTGTCATGCGACCTCCTTGAACTCATTGATGACCTGCCGGACCCTTTCGCGATCTTCGCGCTTCAATTTAGCTTTCGCATAGTAAGCCTGAGCCTTATATAATTCAAGAATAAAGCGGCGATCTGATACGTTATTCTGCTCATTTCCATCCTTATGATGCACTATTAATGGTTTCCTCATATCTACCCTTCCCGCCTCGCATTATCCAGGGCTTTGAGGATTCTACTGACTCTGGATCGAGAAATATGGAATATGTCTGCTAGGGCCTGATGTGTATAATCAGGATGCTCCCGTGCGAATTTCCGTAGTCTCTCATTGCGGTCTCTCTTGTCCTTCATCTTATATATCATTCTATCACCTCACTAACCCTATAGTAGCACAGAGATGGCACAATGTCAATACCCTAATCCATTTATTTTCTACTTATTTTGATTTATTTTTTAAGGCATGGGTATACACGGAAAGGTGCTTAATGGATGCCGTCAGAGGCAACGAGAGGCAAATCCTGATGGACAGGGGTATAACTCTAGGGGGAGATCGGAATGAGGCGCAGGATTGTTAGCTGGTGAAGCCTACCACCATCCTAACTTATTGCCTAAGCCGTAGATTATGGCCAGCAAGGCTGTGGCTATCGTGCCGAGAAAGCTGGCCTGCTTCTTCCTGGACGGTTTCTGGCGGTCAGCGAGAATGCCAACCTGCTTATCTGTCGCTTCTATCCGTTGGTGGTTTTCTTTGATATCGTCCCGGGCGATGTTCAATGACCCGATAAAGCCGCCGTTCTGAGTATCCTTAACACCAAAGAGACTCGTATACATCTGCTCCTGAGCCTTATTCATCTCTTTGACCTCAAGGGCTAATGCTTGGTGATTCCCCTCCAGGGAGAGGAGTATTTGTCTGTCGGTCCGTTCGTCTTCAGCCATTGTCAAATCCTTTACGCGGCAACCGCCGTGCCATCATCGACGCGGCGCCAACCTACAGCGTCATCATATACTAACACACCGGTTCCTGCCCCCGCACCCTCTCCGGTCTTCCGCCCATTTGTGGCAAAGCGTAAGCGTCCGGCTTGGCCGGCAGCCGGTAGCCCGGCCACTGTCGATGTCGCAACCCCCCCGGCGGTCTCGGCTCTCTCCATTGCTTCAAGAGCCCGGAGTCGACGGGACAGAGCTGCTATCGCCGGTGCTATATCATCAGCTGAGAGGGACATCTGATAACTCCAAAATGATTCTTTCCACGCCGCGCTGCACGGATATCTGCACCCCGACAATCTTCTTATTCCGTTCGATATCGTTGTACCGCGCTGTCACGAGGTCGCCCAGGAAGTAATCCCGCCCGTAAAGGGTAGCGGGGATCTGGAGACCGTTGAACCTGAAAACTTCCTTTGCCTGAAGACTCTCCAGGGCCTCATCGCCTATGGAATTGAGCCCGGCAACGGCATCCTCGGTGTTACCCTGGCGTGGCCGTTCAATACGATTCCAGGTAGATTCAGCAATAGCAGCGGCATCGGTTCGTTCGACAAGTAATCTATCCGCCTCCTGGCCCTGACCCAATACAATAACGCTGGTAACTTCATCCCTGCGATCATTTGAGTAGAGTGGGATCTCCATATTACCCTGGGGCAGAGAGAAGATAACGGGTGGATTGCCGGCTCCGTTGAGTCCCGTTGCGGGATCAAGCCCGGTGGTCGTCCTGTCATCGCCCCATGGGGAAGCCTGTGCCTGGAATTCAAACGTGGCAGGCCCCGTGCCAATGATACCGAAATCAACATCCGAATCTCTCGCCACTTCAACCAGGATATCAAGTAAGATCCGATACGCCCGCGCACCAGTCCAGACCGCGCCAGCAGCGCCATCTGCTTGAATTGTAAGCCCAGCCATAACTCCCGCTGATAGTAATCTCGGCGGGGATGTAGCCCCGGGACCGGCGTTCTCGTCAACGAATTCCTTCATCACCGTCTCACCGACTGCGGCTTTGTCAGCCTGGGCACTTCCCGTTGCATAGAGAATAATCCGCCGCGCAAGGAGATGATCGTATCCCATGCCTATACTGGAGAAGGTAGCCCGGCCGTCGAGAGCGGTGCGTCTGACTTCCGTCCGGTGAAAGCCCTCATACTCAAGATAGATGGGGATCACCGGGTCCGCCGCCAGGTCCGATCGCCACACTTCAATCTGTCCATCCAGAACGAACTCGTCGAGCACCGCAATATTCCCATCTATTTCAAGGGTGCAGCTATCGACTCCATTCACTTTCCGATGGAACTTCAGGTCATACCAGTCAGTTAAGATGGCAACCTGGACACCTGCTAGATTCTTGAGCCTTACCTGATAACGCGGGGCCATCTATCTCTCCAGTTGTGCTACCCTGTTTGTGAGGTCGTCAATCTCAGTCTTCAAGTCCCTGGGCGGTTCCGGCTCAATATAGTCAGGGTTGGCTATCAGTTTCTTTTTGTCGGTATCATACAGCCATGTCTGCATCGGCTTATCGGGCAGCCCACGATCAAGAACCTTTACGACCTCTGCCTCTCTCCCCCTGTCGAGGTTCCCGAACCTATTGGCATCGGCACACCAGGCAGTCAGGACCTTAGTGTCTTTGTTGTATCTTATCTCAAGCATTGGACCCTCCTATATATATCGAAAGACGACGCCGATCACATCAAAAGTACCCGCTGATATGGCATCCAAAATGAACTGTATCCCAACGAAGTCTTCGGCGAGCAGCCCAGTAAAGGCAGCCGAGATATCGACTTCCTCAATCTCATTGTTGGTCATCGCGAGTCCGTTCTGGGTGTCAGTATCGGAGTGCGTATTGAAGACCTCACCGATCGCTGCAAAGTCCGTGTTTGCCGTCCAGTCAATGGTGCCACTGGTAATTTTGATACCGAGAACTTTACAATGAATTAGAGAGACGAAGTCATGAGGTACCTTCAAGTTGGTAAAGATAGCATCAGGGGAACCATTCAATTGTTTTGCCTCAAACTCTCCCACAGCCACTGCTACTGCACCATTATCCCGATGGCCGTAAATGTCAATGAAGAACTCTTTCGCTGCCAAGTCAGCCCAAGTTCCGGCTATCCGACCTTGAAAGCTGCTGGTCGTTTCATTCCAGATCCTCATCCCATTGACTGCCGTCATGGCATCCCGTTCAGCGGTAGTCATTGAGGGAATGCGTGTGTTGACTCTCTCCCGTTCATCGGTGAGTGTGACACCATTCCCAGGGAAGGCTACACTTGCCTGGAAGAGAGGGACATCCCAAGTCACACCATCGTTCTGCACCAGTGCCGGCACTCCGCCACCTTCCACACCACCAATCCTGGTAATCCTGATTGTCTGGGCAGCCCAGGATTTACGGAGCACAATCCTGTCGATGCGCGTGGCACCAGCTGGGTTGGGGAGTGCGACAGCTACGGCCACATCATTTTCATAGAAGCTCCCATCGACAAGCGCCACCCCGGTGTCTACAGTGACTGGCGAGAATCCTGCCGCCGATGTCACATTCAATTCATTGAGGATATTGGAAAGAATCCCGGTGTCTGCGTCTGCCAATGCCCCCAGAAACCGCTCCCATATATCGGTCCAATTATCATCTGTGTAGGGGCCGGCATCACCGGTTGTTGTCCCTTCCCATGGTCTACTTAATTCTGTCATTTTATCACCTCATACGCCAAAATATCGGGTGAATGCCCGCAATTCTACAGAGGTTGTTCCAGGTTGAGTATTCCACCCTGTGATCGTAATGCTATTCACACCGCCGGGAGCTTCGGGGTCTGGAGCAATGTGCCACGTAGCCAAATCACTTTCACTGGTTACTACTCCAATGCGATTGACCCCATCAGCATCCACTACCGTCTTGACTCCATAGTTCAGGTCAATCGTAATAACATCGCCGGCGACAATATCATAATCCAATTCGATAACTTCACCAGTAGTGTTGTTGGTGATCGTGAAGTCGTTGAGCGGCCCTGTGACCACTATGATTGGATAGGTCTCCCATGTCCCTACATAGAGGAGGGCCGTTGTCTCATCGATGACACCGGCGCCAAACTCAATTGGGAAGGTAATGGGGAAGACCAGGGCACCGGCAACGACCCCGGGAGCCAATTCCGTATCGACCCGAGTGGGGTCAAATATAACAGGATCATGTGCAATGAACCTCAGGACCTCCTGGAATGCCCACTCATCCCAGCCCGTCCGGTTCCGCGGCTCAAACCTCGGCCCTACGCTTATGAACACGTTGAGGTCTCTAATTGTGCCATCTGATTCAATACGGCGTAATTGCCCCGGCTCGGCGCCAGTCGGAGTGGTCTGGCGGTTCGGCCGGATAGCATCGAGGAGTAGAGCTCGACCACCCCACCACTCATCACGATTGCAGAACTGTTGGCGTATCAGCATCTGAATTACCCGAGGTCTGAGGAAGAAATCCCGGACAGTCTCACCATGCTGGAAGGGACCTCTCTGTGTGATATAGTCAATCGGAGGAGTGCCCCATCCCGATTCGGAGAGCACCCATCGCCCATATCCCGATGGTATGTGGAATTGATACTCCTCGCCATCGGCTGAGATGTAACTGGTGAATTCCTTTGTCTCTTCCATCGACATGGTTAATTCTCCGCCAGTAAGGTTAAGGCTTCCAGGTCAAGCGCTATGCTGGCTGGATCCTGAGGATTGGTATAATTTGCTTCGACATTGAAGGTATTATTGTTTGTTACCGAACCTGTCGAAGGCCCTATCGGGATCGGTGCTACTACTTCACCACTTAATACTCTGAATACGTCCATTGTGATTTTTCCCTTTCTCAGAGCATCTAACAGAGAGTCAAGAGTCCTTTCTACACGTAGTGCCTCGATATCCTTTGCCTCCTCCTCTGCAGCCAACCGAGCCTCACGGTCTCTAGTCCTTTTTGCACGTAGCGCCTCAATGTCCACTCCCTCCTTCTCTTCAGCCAGGCGTTCATCACGATCCCTGCTTTGCTTCTCCCGTACCTGTTGCCGTTCTTGAAGCGTGTCGATTCTAGGGATCTGGGGTATCCTGATGCCGATTAGCCCCAAAACAGCATTGATCCCAACGATGAGTCCATTCAGGTAGTCAATGACATTATTGATCTTATCCTTCAGGAAGGAAGCGATATTATTCCATATCTTCTTCATACCTGTCTGGAGAGTTTCCCAGTGTCTTGAGAGAAGGATGACCGCAGCAATCACGGCACCAATAGCCGCCACTATGCCGACGATCGTCAGCACCACAGGGTTTGCTATCATCGCCCAGAACGCAGTGTTGACCAAGGCAATACTAGAAGCCAAACTCGGTAAAATGATCAGAAGCGGGCCGAGCACCGCAGCCAATACGCCTACCGCAGCAGTCACTTTTACTATCGTCAAGAACAATTCTGGGTTTCTTTTAATCCAAGCGCCAATCCTAACAAGAATCTTATCAACCTGATCAATGATTTCTTCCAGTATCGCCGCTTGATCCTTAATGGCGTCGAACAATTCTGGGTTTCTTTTAATCCAATCGCCAATCCTAGTAAGAATCTTATCAACCTGATCAATGACTGGGTCCAAAGCTCCGCTAAGATTTTTCCCTATCTCTATAGCAATGTCCTTAATTTGAGCTTCGAGTTCAGAGAATTGTCGCGTAGTTCCTTTGTTTATCTCATTTAAGGCATCAGTTGCTGCACCAAGGCCCTCCGTTGCCGTCTGCATTGCTTCCAGATCATCAGCGGCTGTCTGGGCATTTTGCCCTGTGACTCCTAATATGGCGTTCAGTCCCTCAACCCTACCAAAAGCTTCCGCAAGAACTGTATTATTATTGTCAGCAGCCTCGCGCAGACGAGCCATCGTACCAGCAAAACCGAATGTTTGCAGGGCAGCCTCACCAGTCCCAACGCCCATTTTATTAAGAAGTACGACCATCCCGTCAGTGGGTTTTGTCAGGGCAACTAGAGCACTTCTGATCTGAGTCATCGCCACCGATGTGGGGGCACCCTGTTTCGTCAGGGTGGCGACAGCTCCTGCAATATCCTCAAACTTAAGTCCTAAAGTAGCAGCGATAGGCGCCACGATTGCCATGCCAGATGATAATTCTCCGAATGTGGTTTTACCCAGCTTTACTGTTTGGAACATAACATCGGCGACTTTCTTAGTATCGTCCAACGGTAGCTTGAAGGCGTTTATGACTGTAGTCAATCCGTCAACTGCGGTCGCTGTATCCGTGATACCAGCTATTCCTGCCTTCGTTGCTATCTCCAAAAAATCAAGAGCACTCCCCTCCGGCACGCCAGCGGAGATAGTCTGATAAAGTGCTTTTGTCGATTCAACAGCATCAACTCCGAGAGTCCGTGCAAGTTCACGCACCTGTTTACTCATAGCGTTAAACTGATCTTTACTCAGGTTGACCAGGGACGCGACTTCCCTCATCCCAGCTTCAAAATCAGCGAACATTTTGATAGACACGGCACCAACGCCTAAAATGGAAGCACCAATAGCCGTCATCCCCGCGCCGATAGCTTTACTGTGCTTGAGGATATTCTTTCTCAAGCCACCAACCGTCCTATCGACGTTACCCATCGAGGTCTTGAATTTACCCTGGCCCTCAACGACGAGTTTGACCCCTACATCCTTCAGCGCCATCTATTTCCTCTTTCCTTTTGCGGCTATTCTTTTCTGATCCCTTTCAACCCTATCCGTCACCGCATCATTCTTATGGAGATCTACCAGTTTGGTAAACCGGTAATGGGCGACATGCATCGCCCTTTCCATATACTCAAGCTGCCTCCAGTCAGTGAAGTTGTAGTTAGCATCTTTCATCGCCTCCAGTTCCTCATAGAAAGGAACCAGAGAAGGTAAAAACCTCCCGAAGGTTATGTTCGTATTGACGCTATGCTTTACTTGATGCAGCTCGATTGGCTCTCCGTTCCGCTCGATTCCGAAACATGGTCGCCGATTCGGCCACATCCTCCTCACTGACTCCGGCTCCCTTTGAACAAGCCATGATCAGAGAATTGATATCCTCCTCTGAGGAAGCGGCGTAGAGTTTGATCCATGATAAAAGCCTTTCATCACTGCCTTTACTACCAGAGACCTCTACACGGACCTTCGCCAACTGCCCAGCCCAGATGTCACCGTCCGGCTTATCCATGCCTTCAGGAACCGAATCCAAACCAACACCTAACACAATGATTGCATCAATTATCTCCTCAGTCAGTTCAGCTTCCCAATCCTCTACAGCAGCAATGTAATCAGGATCATTCGGATTCGGCTCCTCTCTGTCCTTGTCTTCGATAAAGATGACCGGGACCTTGGGGCGACTGGCAGCCATCCGGCTCTTAATCGCCCCCAGAACCATCACCGGGACATCTTTGATCTTGAATACCACACCGGTACTCAACGTGATTTTGCCGTCTTTTACCTCATGCATAAAAGAATCCTCCGTTATTTATTCTAAGCCCCTTTCAGGATTATGCCATCAGCACCATCGTCAGCCAAGCCGCCGGCGTAGATGATATTCGGGTTGACCGTACAGATGGCGATCTCATTGATCCGGTCATTGGCCGGGAGAGTTATGTTGCCTTCCGGCGAGACATACCAGTCGAAGCCACCGCTTATCGACCGGAGTATCCGCCCTGCTGTGGGGGTACCCGTTGCGGCGATCCAGCCAACGGTCGGAGTGCTGAACTTGATATCCTCAATGGACGTGATCGTTGCCTGACCGGGGAGTACCTTCTGCGTCCAGTTCAGCCCGGCATCAAGGGTGTACCACACCGTCCCATCAGCGCAGCCAACGAACCATTCATCAGGTCCGCGCATCCAGACAGCGGTGAGATTGACACCAGCGTTGGGGCCGTTAGCAGCCGGAGTCCACGTATCGCCACCATTCCGGGTGACTATAATGGCGTTGTTCACGCCCACAGCTACCAGGTTATTGATGTCGTAGCCATGGATAGCCAGCAAGTTCTCGGTGGTCTCGCTGCCGGCGGTCTGCAAGACTACGCCTGCCGTCGGGTCATCGGTGAAGTAGACATAGCCATTCTCGCCCACGATCCACGTATGCCTCGGGCTGAGACTGATGATGGCTAAGGGCGAACCAATGGCATCAAACCCTTCGGTGACTTCGGCCCAGACCTCCGTTCCCTCCAGGATATCTGCCTTCGCCGCGTAGTGAAGGGAATCTTCATCAGCAGAGATGACGATCAGGTTCTCGCCCACGCAGGCTAAGTCGCTCGGGTCCCTGCCAGCGGGGAGCGTGGTGATGCTCGTTTCTCCCCATGTAAGCCCAGCGTTTCCAGTAAAGATGATCTCCGCCCCAGCTCCAGGGGAAGCTCCAATCGAAGCAGTCAGGGCAAAGACCACCTCGCATCCATCCGAGGGAGTTGCGCAGGTGCCGCATGAGATCGCATCGCAGACTATGATAGCAATCACCTCGAGTTCTGCTTCAGTGCCAGCATGCTCTTCGTACGCCATCTTGAGGATCTCATAGAGTTCCTCCCCTCGGAACGGCATCTCCTCGTTGATCGGGTTCTGGTCACCCTGCTCCAAGGCACCCAGATCGGCGATGGAATAGTCACCGGGTTGCGCTCCTTCTAGGACGAGAATCTTGTCCCATGCGTTGAGGTAGTCCTGCGGATCCTTGCAACGACCGACATGAATCTGTAGATCCACGTCGCAACCACGGTTCAGAAACGCCAACAGGTCAGAGGCGTCCTGCATGTACCTCGCGGTAATCGTTAGTTCAGGTAAGCCGATCTCCCCAGGTATTTTGTCGACCACTTTGAATGCACCGAATTGGTTTGGATCCGGGCAAGTGACTATAGTAGGTTCCCCTTTCGGTCTGGTTAGTGAGCCGGCCTTCCAGCATCCCTGATATATTGGGGCGTTGGGCGGGCCTGCCCTGTTCTTAATGGACCAGACGCGGGTTTCAGCGGTGTTCGGATAGATAGGCATTATTCTTTTGCCTCCTTGTATAGATTTGTGATCTTCTGCACATCAAGGCGGAGTACTGCCTTGAGTGCTGACGCTATGTCATCTGGTCTACGTCGCACATCGACCAGCTTGAACAATTTGCGATCGAATAATTGGTTATTCAATTTGACCTCATACTCGATTGGTAATTCTAACACACTGAGGTCCGGCGGGCCAATCACCACGCCGCTCTCGGGCATGTCTTGATATTCCTCAGGCAACTCAACGAGGTATTTTCTCCCCTCCTCATCCTCATGTCCTATTCTGATAATCATCAGTATCTCACTGGCGAGGCCAGCCTCCTATCTCTTTCTCTGATCATGTTCCAGGCAAACTGTGCCCCTCTCGATGTACCGAGCGGGTTGTTCAGCACATCGTCGGATAATTGAAAGCTCGAGCCCTGCGCAGTCTGCCGAGCCAAGTCCTCCCTCCACTTATCAGCAACGCCTTTGACCGGTGCGCAATCGCAGATATCTCTATCGAGTAGTGCCAAGGCATAGAAGGCAACCGCCCTCTCCCACTGTGGATCCATCTGGACTACGGGTCTGTCAAGGGACATATCCTGGAGACCAGCTCGATAGTACATCAATAATTGGTCGGGGTTCCTGCCGCACGAAAGCGCCGCCGAAACAAACGCCTCAGTATCTTCGTCAAACGTGGCGGGTCGATACATCAACAACCCAGCTTCGTAGTCTTTTGGCATCAGGCAACCGGTCTGTGTCCCTTGACCACACACCGGGCAGCACGTGCTACCGCCGGTACAACCGCAATTAAACAGATTGGGATCCCAGATAAGTGTCACCTGAGTCGCTGGAGCATTGAACCGCCGGTATACGTCGACCGTCTCCAGGAAGCTCGGATCAGCGGCGGCGCCCGCTGCCACAACGGCCTCTGGTTGGAGAGCCTCTATCAAGTCAGGTAAGACAAGTTGGTGCTTCCACATCGTTATCGTGGCTACACCCGCAGATATTGACACAGAGTGGAGCGGTCTAATCTCCCAGACATCGGCTCCGCCTTCTCCCGGGTAGAATACCGCCAGTTCATTCTCGTCGGTGACTGTAGTGGCGAATGATATTGTTGCTGTCTCAAAGTAACCATCAAGATCTTCGTCAGTGTAAGCAACTGCAATGGCAGCTCCGTTCGGTTCTACTACCTTGGATTCCTGACCGCCCTCTAAGAAGTGACCCCATTTGGCTCTGATAGCTAAGTGAAAGCCTCTCGGATCGATGGTTGTGAAGCGCAGGAGTTCAGGGTTGGATGGCTTGGGAGTCCTCGTCCTCTCGGTTGATTCCCAAACTGGTAGCAGCTTATACCCTAGATTCTGCGCTATCGTTCTCTCTGCTTGCTGGATGGCATCGGCGACATCAAACCGCCCTACCGAATCAGATTCCTGCCATGAGTACTGCTTCCAGACTTTGGCACAGCTTGTCTCCGGCTTGACAGTAGTAGTGACCTGGCGGAAGTGCCTCGGGTCCATCCCGATTATCTCAGCCCATCTATCAATGGGGAGTAATGTTCTAGGAAAGTTCCTCTGTATTGACATCATTCACTCCTAGACCGGATCATCGTATTCATGGATCCCAACGAAGAACTCGAGCTCATCGGTATTGGTGGCGTTCTTGACTCTGATCCATACCTTGTCCACCCCTGCTACAAAGAGAAGCCCCTGTGCTCTCCCCTGAATTCTCTACGGGAAGTTCTGGCATTTCAACCTCCTCGCACCCTCTCTACTATTATACCACCTGTTGACAACCCCAGTATCCAAACGAGAAATGGAGCGTAAATCCACAGCACATAGACAACCACGGCCGTCCAAAGACTCATGCACCACAGGCACGTAAAGAGCTTCGGCAGAGTCTTGTCAGGTATCTGGGCCACAGTGCCGTCATCGTGATGGCTGACTCCCGTTAGAGATCGTATTCGCCGGAAGACGTTAAACAGCCCATCCTCCGAGACGAATAGGCTGGCCAGCCTCCAGGTGGCTAGAACCATAATTAATAGTTCCCAAAAGTCTACCATTTAGCTCCCCATGACGGCTTCCAGTGCTGGCTTAGGCTGTAGCTCGGCTTCCGGCTCTGAGTCCGCGATCTGGAAGTCCTTGCGCATGGATATGAAGCCGTCGAGGTCTTCATTATAGATGAACTTCCTTCTGTGAGTGGCGGTATTGCCAAAGGTATATCGAGTGCGAGTGGCCTTCCCAGTCCACTGTGACTTACCACCACCACCCGTGTATTCAATCAGCGTCATACCGCTCTGAGGTTTCATACTCAGTGGTTGAGGTGGCGGAGGCGGAGTACTGACTCGTCTCTTACTACATCCTGCACATCCCATGATCAACTTCTCCTTGCCGGCCGCACCGTTATCGAATATCTCTGGCCACTTCTGCCGCATGGCATCCTTGCTCTTTTCCTTATTAGCCATGTCGGATTCACGGCGCTTACCGGTTGTTTTCCTGTATGTAAAAAGCGGCTTGTTTATCTTGACTGCACAACCCCCCTTGAGTGCATAGGCGATTTGAAAGTCCCAATCCTCCCAGCTCTGCATATCAACATCGTATCCGCCGACCTGCTCCCACGCTTCTTTTGAGTACATGGCACAACTCGCGTGGATGCAGCCCTTGCTGACAAGGAGCTCCGGATGCCATTCTGGGGGGTCCCATATCTTGGTATCCCCATCCCCCTTTTCATCCCACCACTGGGAGTAAACAACGCCCTTTGTTTCCTGCCACACTGACCACATATCCATCAGGCACGTTGGTTCCAGTATATCATCTGCATCAAGGCAAACAAAAGCGGCAGTCTCGGATAATGATATCCCTAAGTTCCGCGCTGCGGCGGGACCCTCCTTCCCCTTAGTGCTGACTATTCTGGCCCACGGATGCGGTACCGCTAGTTCCTTGCCGGTGTCATTCACGACGATACAATGCCAGTTACGGAAATTCTGCGCCTCGACAGAATCAAGGGCATCGATAACCAGCTTCTCATGCCCAGTCCCCACAGGGATGACCACGGTTACCAACGCGGGTTCACAGGATGGTACTGGCCATGCCTTCCCTATCACCGCAGGCGGTTTAGCAGCGACCCCCCAGGGGACCAGATTGACATTCTTTGTCCAGGGCATCCACGAAGTCCAGTCGGGTTCTGTCTCACTGCGGCTCTTACTGTCTGGACGGTACCGGTAGATATACGTCACAGATTGTGTCACCTTCTTCGGCTGGAAACCATACGAAACAGCACGGATCCAGAACTCGGCATCCTCGGACACCTTCGCTCTATCGCGATATCCGCCCGTCCTCTCATAAACCTCCCGCCGGCATAGGCAAGTGCTGGGGATTTGGTTCTTATGTTGGAACTGAGCCAGGCAATTGAACTCGGGCGGCCACCTCGATACACCGTCATCGGTACCTGTAATCGGGTCTGGTGTCACCCCGTCCTCCAGGACAAACTTAATGCGCCCATAGGCGATATGGATCGATCGGTCATTGTCCAAAGCATCGGAGAGGTTCTTCAATGTTGCCGGCGGTATCATGTTGTCCGGGTCAAGGTTCATCACGTAACGGCCGCGGGCATGCTTGAAACCATGATTCAAAGCCCCCGGCAGTTTGAGGTTGGCCCCGGTTGAGATCACTCTTATCCGATCATCACCCTTCGCCAGGTTCTTGGCAGCTTGGAAAGAACCATCCTTGGATTTATCATCAACTATGATCAGTTCCCAGCTCCGCATTGTCTGATCCTGAACGCTCTTGATCATGTCAGGTAGGAGGTGGCCGAGGTTATAGCAAGGTGTTATAATGCTGACCTTTGGTAGATTATTGAGGTTGTTTTGCCGATCGTAAACATCCTGATAGAGCTGGGCGTATGATGCCATGACTTTATCCCACGTAAAGCGCTCCAGCACTACAGCTCGGGCAGCCTCGCCAATCTCCTCACGGTGTTCAAGGCACCACGTTAAGCCCTCTCTCAGATGCTTATAGTCTCCGGGGGGAGATAGCCAGCCCGTTTTACCATGCTCGATTATCTCCGTCTGCCCTCCCCATTTCCAGCCTAATATCGGCACCCCGCAAGCCATCGCCTCAAGTGTTCCGATCCCAAAGGTCTCCCGCGTAGTGGCCAGATAAACCCCTGCATGCCGGATGTATTCCATTGCCTCCTGGAATACCTTCTTCCCGGTTACTTCAACATTCTTTGCCGGCTGACCAAAGGTAGTGACGAATGGGACATCGGGTGATATGGCTGCCAGTTTGTTCACCGGTATCGGGTCCGATATCGCATCGGTTCGCGCCTTATTCCATAGAACATAACCCTCATTCTCCCCGGGTTCCCAGATCCCGGCGTCTATCCCGTGGTGTAGAACTGTTGGGCTAATCCAGGTACCCCGCTTGATTGCGTAAGCCACCCATTCACTCGGAGCCGTCACGTGATCGCACCGCTTCATCGCCTCGGTCACCTGGGCATTCACTCGGGCACCCCAGCCAGGCCAATCATATTCCGACCAGTAGAGACCGTGGCAATGCGACACCCAAGGCATCCCCACAGGGATATCAGGTATCTCGGCAGCATGAGTCGCTACGATATCGGCGCCGGCTATCTTGTCGACCATCTCGAAACCGTAGGCTGGGAGGTATTTGAATTGAGCCTCAACGACTCGTCTAATCCCACCATCACCTCTATCGGGTCTATCATATTGCGGGATAATCATCAGTTTCATGCCGACACCTTCAATGCTTCCAACTTGTCCAAAAACTCCTTACTTGCCTCTTCCCTAGTGAGCCCCCGATTCTCCAGCGCCTCCTTGAAGCTGTACCCATCGCCTATGTGATCGCATATATCATAGCGCAACCAGGCGGGCCAGACGATATCCGGTCCGGGCTGGCACATTACATTCGATTGCATCCCCAGTTCGGTAATCCCAGGGGTCTGGCCTTCAGGGTAGATACCGTAAGCATCGTGGAATCGGCGGTGCCTCATGGCAGCGTGGCCGACCCACGTCCACAACTGCTTCTCTTTGTCCAACCTCCACCATAAGCGATCGCCGCCCGTTATGACATGGCCGTATAGATCAGGCTGTAGTCTTCCGAGCCGTACCATGCCTATTTCCTCATTCTCCTGGAACAATTCAACGCATGGAATCAACTCGATCTCCATATTCGGTACCCAGTCATCCTCCCAGTGAAGCCACATATCAGCCCGCTCCAGGCATCTCGCTATTCCCTCATTCATGTTCTTCCCGACGCTGTGACCGCCCGTGTTGGAAGTTGTTATCTCATAATCAGCCCCGATCTCCTCAACTAGCTTTTCGATGTGACCACCATTACTCCCGTCGTCGGCGATGTGCCATCCAAGATTGGGATACCGGATTCTTTCCTTGATGCCACGGATCGTAGTGAGTGCGACCTCAGTCCGCTCATAGGTAATAAGAAGGACTATCACCAGGGGGAATTCGTTCATTTCTTCACCGTTATCTTCCATAATGTTCTCGGGACTCCATGCTCAGGAATTGTCACTATCTCTTTGAACTCACCCCCGGTGAATACGACCGACTCCACATCCGCAAGTCTAGCTTCCCTAACGAAAGTAAGTTTAAACCTGGGATCGTTCCGAGGACGCCACGCTTCTCCGGATGGTTCACCATGGCCTCATCATCCACCGCCTGTTTGATCATGGCTTTAGCATCATCTATTGACAGCGCCGTATCAGGTCGCTCGGAATTGTAGCGCTTATTGTGCCTCTCGAGGGGATCAGAAGTCATCGGGTATAGGCGCATGACAGCTTCCCTCATGTTCGGGTTGCATAATGGAATTTGCTCGGCGCGGACAGATTCAATATCACCCAGTAAGTCCTCATGCATCTTTTCACCGAACCGGACACCGACCTCCTCAAATTCAACATCCTCGGCGTCCCCATCTAATTCCAGCGAAGCCACAGCGCGCGCCACATCCATCATATTCAGGGACGGGAGTCGGGGGATTAAGATAGTACCGCCCTGCTTTTCCTGAAGCGCCATCAAGATCAGCTCTACCCCAGTCCCGACAGACAGCCAGAATCGGGTCATCTGAGGGTTGGTGATTAAGACATGTCTGTCCTTGATTATCTGGCGCCTGAACAATGGGATAGCACTGCCGGTACTGGAGACGACATTGCCATATCTAACAAGATTGAACTGCGTGGGACTCTTGGCATCGGCTTCCTGGAAGAGGCGCTCCATCATCAGTTTGGTCGTACCGTAAACGTTGATCGGTTGGCACGCCTTGTCGGTGGATATCCCGACAACGCGGTCGACGCCATTCCGGGCAGCGGCCCGGGCAACATTGAGGGAGCCAATGACGTTGATCTCGTGGCATTCGGCAACGTTAATCTCTGCCTCAGGGACATACTTGAAGGCAGCGGCGTGGACAACCGTATCGTGCCCCGCCATGGCCAACTCAATTGAATCGTAATCCCTCACGTCCCCGATGATGTATCTGTGCTGAGGGAATTCTCTCTGGCAATAAGAGTGCTTCCCGTGGTCTCTACTGAAGATAGTACAACGGACATCGGGCTCGCGTTCAGCCAATGTCCGTAATAGTGCTCGTCCCAGGTAGCCTGCGCCACCAGTAATGAATAGATTCCTCATGCCAATCTCTCCTTATGTTTAGTGGAGAGGGGAGGTGGGTGCTGATTCCTCCCCTCTCCAGCCACTGACCTCAGTCTGTTGACTACTTGAGCCTAGACTAGAGCGGCCAGTTCGATTCTGAGGTGTCGCCGCCATCGACGAAGTAAGTATCATCACCAGGGAACGGGGTCCTCTCATGTTGCAGCGGGTTGTACCGTACATTCTGGATACGACCGGCCAGCTGCGGGGTCCTGAGGATGAGCCGCGGTCTGATGACGCCTGCCGCCTTCAGGCAGGACTTTGTCCGGGCATTGGTCCAGAACCACATCCCATTATCGGTTGTCCACACTCCGTTGGCATGGAACCAGTCCAGTGTCGGAGCCATCTGCGGGTTGTTGAACTGGAAGAACTCCATGAAGGTCACCGGCGCGGCACCGACTCTCAGCGGGATCAGGTAGATATCCGATGCCATCTGGCCAGGCGGGATATTGGCATTGTCGCCGTTGGTCTCCTCAGTGATACCGACATCGGTGATCACCGGGATCTCCACGCCTTCAACCGGGAGTACCTTGTTCATCCGCAACCGGTCTCTCTCCCTGACCATCTCCGTGGCATTCACGTTATTCCTGTCCTGAGCATTATTGGTTACGTTGCAACCGAAGGTGCTGTAGCGGCAAGGCCACAACTGGGAAAGCTCGTGGAACAGGCTGGGTCTCATCACCAGTGCCCAGTCGACCGGCATCATCCCCGTGGTCTCTGCCAGCCGCTTCAGGAAGTGCACCATCGCTGACATGACCTGTACGATATCAGCCGGGTTGGTTGCCGTGATGAGCTGATAGTTGAAGTCCTTCAGGTCGGAGTCGAGGGACGGGCAGCTGGTCTGGGAGACCGCATCCTGGTGCCCGGTAGTGATCAGCATGTCAAAGCCATTGAACGGCACGAAGCCGGTACCCACGGCGTTGGCTACATTTCCGTTCCACACCATCTGCGAGATCACCCTTGACACTGATGTGCCGTACTCGAGTAGGACTTTCGTCAACTCAAGCTGGAGACTCTTGTCGGGTGGAACCCCACCCGGAGCCATGCTGTCGATACCCAACAGGTTCATCAACTGGAGGTCCATGGGATCAGAGCGGTTCACGCGCTGGCCTATCCTCTCCAGTAAAATCTCCCTTGTATCGCGGCAGATGCGGCCGAAGGATGACGTCAAGGTGCAGCCTTTCAGCAAGCCGGGCTGAACACAATCAGCGCATTCGGTTGACGGCTCGCTTCCTGTATCGTCCTGGACACCCGTGAGGGTTTCGTAATACGGGGTATCAAAGACCGATGGGTTTTTGGGCAACACGCCCAGGATGCCGGGCTCAATCCCGACTATAGTGGAGAACACCTGCGGGTCCAAACCGGGCATCGTCAGGATACCACCACTCCCGTGGAAGTACTGAGCATTGGGCGTCCCAGAGGCATCATGCTTGTATCCCGTTTGCAAACCCTTCTCTCTGACAATGGTTTCAACCATCGCTGAAAGGGCTTTTTCCATTACAGCGTCCATAACTGTAACCTCCTTGTTAATACGTTATTTTACAATCCCATTGCTCCTACTGAGCAGGGGCAGAAGGCTTGAAGAAGCCCGCCAGCATATCCTCATTGACTGGAGCCTTCACCGAGGTGGCCTCCTCCTCCGTCTTCTCAGCCACTGTCGGAGGGTCGCCCTTTTCCGATGCCTGGAAGCCAGCACTCTGTGCCTTGAATGCGTCGGCTATAATCTCGTCCACAGTCTTCCCCGCCTTCTCGGCCGTAGCCTTAACGACCGCCTCCATGGCGTCGAGCCGCGTCCCAAGCCCTGGAATTGTCGTCTCCTTCAACTCCTTCACTCCATCGGTCAGGCTCGAGATGGCGGTAATCATGGCCTTGAAACCATCGCTCTCAACGAGAGCCTTGACGGTGTCCTGAACGACGGTCTCCGTGGATACCGCTTCACTGCCGGGCAAACCCAAATCCTTCGACTCGATGCCCAAGCTGGTGAGGTCCTTCTCAAGGTCAGTAACCTTGCTTTCCAGCGCTACGGCTACCTCTTCACCGTGAAGCCCCACGATGTATTTCCTTTTCTCTGGGTCGAACATTTGTTTGACCTCCTTCTTTAGTATATCCATTGCAGTCCACACATTAGCAGCCTTGTCGATGGGAAGGTGCGACACTTCCCAGGTGCGGTAGTGACCGATGATCTCTTGTTCCTTGTCGCTGTATGTGTAGACGAAACCATGGGACATGCCGATATCCTCGTGCTGACATTTCTCAGCCAGTTTCTCAGCCTCGGCATATTTCTCCTTGTCAATCGGGCCACCCATTATCAGGAAGCCATTGCTGTAGTCAGCGAAGTCCGCAACGCCTATCCTGGTGCCGGGCGTGTGCCACGAGAGCAGTACTGGATAATCTTTCGACTCATCCAGGTATTCGATAAAGTCTTTATGCGCCGCCTCCTCAATTATCTGCTGCGGATTGTCCCGGTCCCTCCATTTATTCGATGGGATCCCGATCCACCGCATGGCACCGTCTTTGTCCTTGCTGATCACGAACATAGCCGCATCCTTAACATCCTTGACCGCATTCAGGCGCCGGCGCAGGTTTTCCTTCTGGTCATCGTTGCCGTCCGACTTACCGATAGCGGTCCCAATGCGGCTGACCGCCTGCTTCTTCTGATCACCGGTAAGCTGGACTCTCTGTCCGCGGAAGCCACCGGGCTGCATCGCAGTGATGGCCGCCGCCACCTGGCGGACTGTGAAATTACCGCTGCTCTTTTCAGCCAATCGCAGTTTCCAGGTTGAAGGTTTATCCGAATCAGGGACCACGGCATAATCGGAAGCCTTGAACTTGACGCCATCCTCGGTCTTGGTTTCCTGCTTCTCGGCGTTCGGTTCAACCGCCTTCGACATGTCTGATAGTATCTCCGCAACTCTCTTCTGGAAACCGCTGGCTATCTTCTTGATCTTGCCCGGTTTACCAGCTAAGTCATCATCGCTATCCATGACATTCTCCATGAGTATCTTAGTTTCCCAAGTCGTCTCATGAACTGCACCAGCCTGATCCTGCGCCTTCCTCCACTCTTCCAATTCCTCGAAAGACTGAGCGCCAGCAAAGGGTCCTTGAGGTGCGTTTTGGTCAACTATGACAACAGGAACGGGGCCTCGTCCTGTCTCGTCCGGATGCCCCTTATCAGCGGTCGTTTCTTTGTTCTCCACAACGCCCACCTCCTTCTTTATTGTACCATTGGCAACCTTGAAGGCCGTCTCCTCGCATTTCTTCAGTGCCCCGGCACCTCCCCCGGTCTTCGGGTCCATACAGTTCTTGAGGAAGCCATTGAATGTACTGACCCATTTCTGGCGCTGAGGTTCCGTGAGCTTCTGCACATTGCTCGGTAATTTCGGATCGTTCGGTCCAGCGAATGGCATAATAGACCTCCCTAGTTATTTCTGACGGTAACGGGCCCGAGAGTCGAACTCGGTCCTCCTCCGCATGAGAGAGGCGACTTATCCGCTTGTCCTGCCCGACTCATATACTCGATTGTCCGTTTGATTCCTTCTTCCAATGTAACAGTCGGCTCCCAGCCTATTTGATCTCTGAATCTATTTGCATCCAGAAAGGATGTCCTGACATCGCCCTGGCGAGTATCCTCATACTTTGGGCTGATGTACTTACCCATCTGGGCTGAAATAATCCTGTGTATCTCATTGACTGTGATTGGGCCCCCGGATCCGATATTATAGATCCCATCCTTGTCGGCCTCCAAAGCCATAACATTGGCTCTCGCAATATCTTCAACAAACACGTAGTCCCTCGCTTGGTGACCATCTCCATATATTATACACTGTTCGTCAAGCATCATGCGACCAATGAAGATAGCGACGACTCCAGCCGCCCCGTCCGCGGGCTGACCGGGGCCGTAAACATTCGGATATCTCAGCACGGCGCGGCTAATTCCGGATATCCGGACATAGAACTCACCAGCTAATTTCGATATCCCGTAGGGAGATTGGGGGTCGAGCGGAGCGTCCTCCCCAACAGGAAACTTGGCGGGGTTACCATACACGGTGCCGCCGCTCGAGGCGTAGACAATCCTCTTGACTCTATTTCTTCGCAATGTAATTGACCTTGCAGCGTCAACAACAGAGATAGTACCCATGACATTCTGCTCGGCATCAAGTCCCCAGGCAGCCATTGAAACGGGGACTGCGCTCTGCGCACCAAGGTGGATGATGCCCTCGATTTCGTATTCGCACATCAACGCATCCATCAACGGCTTGTCCTTCATGTCACCCGTTATCTTGTGGAGGCACTTCAAATCACGCATGCGCATCAGATCCCAATCAAGAGCGGTCACATCGTAGCCCTTCTCTTCGAGAAGCCTGATGGTGTGCCGTCCTATGAATCCCGCTCCGCCGGTGACCAATACTCTTTTCATCAAAACACCTTGTTGATCATGTCTTGCATCCGTTTGGGAAAGTCCTTTTGTATCTGTTTGTCCAGATCCTTAATCGTCTTCCAGCCTATCTGCTCGAAAAGTGGTGCCTGATCTTGACCCTGCACAGCCTCGTTATATGGCGCCACTCTCCGATTAGACTGGATTATGGCCTGTATTATACCACCCCCAGTCTTGAGGGCGAAGTTCCAGGAACGTCTCAGTGTTCCCGTCCTCCGGTACCTGCTCTTCGCGGGTTGCGGTGGATATGTGCTCATAAGTCTGACGCCCTCGGCCGCTTGGTCTCTGACACCATTTGTCAACAATTCGACCAACTTTGGTATATTCCCAAGTGGCTTCTTCGGAGTTACCGGTATCAACTGAAGTCTCGTCATACTGTCACCCCGATCGCCTCAGCTTCCGGTGTTGCTATCGGTACCCTTGCGCATCTACAGTTGATAAAATCGCTTGGCCTTGGACCTTGGTCCAGAGGGAAGACTTGACCCTGTAGAGCCTCATGCTCAGGTCTCACTAAATCATCCATGGCTGTCTGCCACTGTTCAAACTCAATGCCAGCCGTCGTATGCGCCGCCTTATTACCTAAGTCGAACACCCGGGTCGTTTCAGTGGCGGCTATCCTCTGTGCTCTCGCCTCTCCAAACAACGGTTCTATCGACTTGACCAGATCCGGCAGCCCCTGTTTGCCAAGCCCACTTTCCTGCCACGTTAGAATCGCCTGCCTGAGTCCCTCACTTGTCGTCCTCTCCACTTCCGCTAACCAAGTTGTCGTATAGTCCCGTGTGAATTCAAAGACCGATAGATTCATGGCGTCCATATTCACTGCAAGCCCAATGCTTTGGTTGAACTCCCCGGCACCTAAGTATATCTGCCTGGCATTCGGTGCCATCGCCCCGGTCATAACCAACCTGAACTCACGGAGGAATTTATCGCCTGTGGCAATCACCGGATCCCCCTTCTCCCCTATCTCAACTGTGAGTGCCTTCCTGGGCAGAATCTTCTTCCTGAGATCACGGAATAGCTTCTTGAGACCTCTGTTGATATCGTCGAACATATCCTCTTCCCACACCAGCCGTTCCTCCTCAGCAAAAGGGGCGAGTTCGTCCTCCGCCTTCTCCCCCTCTGGTTTGACGTTCGCCGACTGACTGCCCGGTTGCTGGATCGGTCTCTTGTCATCATCAGCAACAACTTCATCGGTGGCATCCACGCTACCTGCGCTTTCCAGATCATATATCTCCTGGCTGATCAGCCCCTCATCGAGCATGATATTCCGCACTCCTTGATCGGACAATATCCCTGAGGAAACGTACTTCTCGCCGGCCTCTGAGTATGCTTTGAACAGGTCGGCGGCTTCCTGCTCTCCCGCCGGGTCCTTCTCATTGTACTCAAACGTCACGTTTGACGGGATGATGCCGTGGAAGTTAAAGATATGCTCAATGGTCTTCATGAATAGTTCGGGGCCTTTGCCCTTCGACTTCTCATGAAGGATCAATGATTGCTGGCTACCGCCTATCCCTCGCCCTGGGAGGGGTGCCAGATCCTGATAGTCTACGCCCAGCGCCATGGCCAGTAAAGATATATACCACCTCATTTGAACATCAAAGTCCCATTGATCGGGTTTGGGCGCGAGGTCAAGTGTTGTGGCTGTCGCAGGTTTATCCGGGTCAATGCCTGCGAATATCACTGGCTTGTTGTACCTGACAAGACCCTGCTCGATCTGTTGGTCTTTGTGGACGTTGAGAACATTCTCGATCTCCGCCCTGTTGACTCCAGATATCAGATGTATTGACTTCGGGTCCATCCCACTGGAACGCTCCCTGTCTCTGATACCAAGGTCGCGCATGAATTGTGCTTGTCTGAGGACACGAGTCACAGCGCAGACACCGACACCGTTGACGGTCACTATCGGACTGGGGAAGTCGGAGGACATCACGATCTGGTAGGGCTTCATCTTGTGTTCCCCACCTTTACGATCGGTGTAGATAACTGGCCACTCGACCACTCCAGTACGCCGGCACCGCCCGGCATCCAGGTGATTAATGCCGATGACTGGGCTATCGGCGGAGTCGGCTTGGCGGATTGTTTCGAAGAATGCCCCATTATCCTGAGTCAGAAAATCTAATCTCCACTTCTGAATGAAATCCAGCCAGCCCTTTCCGAGGTCGGCGTTGTGGAGCATAGTTTGAGTAGCTTGAACTGTCTTCGGCGCATCCCCTTTGATTGTCCAGGAGAATGCGGAATCCCGGATAGTTATCGTATAGAGAGCGGAGGCAAGCACGGCTTCCTGCATCCAGAACTGACGTAACTGAATATCCCTCGCCTTGAAGTTCATCTGTGACCCGCCCCATGGCTGGAGGTCATCAGCTATAGAGGCCAACCACATCACGAAATTACCAAAGGGAGCCTGCTCCTGTTTTGGTAATTCTTCAACGGTCCGTCTTAATACCGCGGGGTTCTCGATTACCATTATTTAATAATCGCTCTGAGTTTCAGTAACTCTTCATCTGTTATCGGCTGGACAGCCACTTTATCTTGGGCGGATATCTTCACGACACTCTCATATCCTTGGAAGATGCCATTCTTATATAGGGCTACACCCCGTTCGCCTGAATCCAGCTTCTGTTTTAATTTAGCCATGTGGCCCCCTTTAATCCAAGCTCAGTAATCTAGGCATAACCAAGGGATAATGTGATGTCACAATGGCTGCCGCACCCACGAATGGGTCAGCTAACGCGCCAGCACCCACGGCTGCCTGGGCCCAGTGGCGGGTTTGATTCCCAAGGGTAAACCCTGTTGGCAGTACCCCAAGAGGACTCCATGTATTGTATCCACTTATCATGTTAGGTGTCCCATCGCTTACAACAACCAACCAATGTAGCCCTTTCGTAAGAGCCTGATTAATGGTCGCTGCCACCACAGCATTAGCTACCACACTGACTGTGCCAGCATCAACCACTAATGCTCCGGGATAACCAGTTCCATCATCCTTATACAGACCCAGACGAGCGATATCACCAGGTGAGGGATTGGTTACCTCAACAGCTAATCTATCTATTGTCATATCTCTGGCAACGAAGAATGGATGCGCTATAATCACATCCGCTGTAAGTCCAAAGGCACCCGTATTATATAGTGGCAAAGGCCTGAAGTATTCACCAGTTCTTACAATCTGGAACCAATCAGCCATGTGTATATCAATATCGGCTTCATGGTCAAAAGCCCAATTGGAACTTATCCCAGCCTCAAGCTCCCCATCCACTGGGAGGGCATCAATCTGGCGAGGGTTAAATATCGGTCCATTAACCATTAGAAAAACTCCTGATATGTTAATACCTTTGCCCCCGCTCCGCCATGACTGGCATGAACGGCGCCCGTACTAAACACAGCGCCGTATCTACTGAGCGTATATATTCCACCACCAGCGTTTATCCGTGGAGCACCACTTGGTGCCGATGAGGCGCCAACGCCTATGTAGATATTCGTGTCGGAATCATTGGTCATAACGAGAGCCACACGGTTGGGATTAGCCGGTACGATAACCGTGTCGAGCGGGGTGACATTTACCGATGCGGGGCTCTGCCCGTCCATATCGGGAGCGGTTACCACAGCAGGAGTGCCATCCGCATTGAAGAGAACGACAATCTGATCGCCCGTCGGCGTGACGCGCCCCGGCATAACCTTGATCTCACTATCCCTCACCATGAAGTAGGGTAAGTTCGCCTGGCTGAGGACTTCTCTGATTTCTCTTTGATTTGCTACGGCCATAACTGCCTCCCAAATAAAAATAGCGCCTGAATCACTGTCGGGCGCTATAATTGGGCGGGGAGCGCCCACTGGTTCAAATTAATCTATACGATAACACAAGAGAAAACGCTTTGTCAACCCTTCCTGTTTTTGAGTTCGGTCACCAGGATATGACCTATCATCAAGTGGATGTCTTCTATCTGCTCCATGACCTCCGATGGGACGATGAGGCAGATGTCGGCGAGCCCCTTTACTGCACCACCTTGGAAGCCGGTCAAACCGATCGTCCTGACTCCCCACTCCTTAGCGATAGTGAGAGCTCTATAGATATTCTCCGATTCACCGCTCCCGCTGATAACCAGAACGACGTCCCCTTCATCTAGGAAGCGGCTCAGTTGCTGCCTGAATATCTCAGCATAACCCTCATCATTCGCCCAAGCTGTGATGAGATAATTCGAGTCCGTCAGAGCCATCGCCTTGAGTCCGCACGTCTTATTAAGGTCTCCAGCTATATGCGAAGCGGTGGTCGCGCTCCCGCCATTGCCCATCACATAAATCCGGTTACCATTCTTGTGGGCTTCCCAGAGGACATCGGCAATCTCCCTGACCGTTTTGAAATTGTAGTCAACATACTTCAGGATGGTTCTCAGATCGTAGACATATTGTTCAATGCTCATCATTCCCTCTCTTTTGATCGCTGGCCCAGGCCGCCATGGCCTTCCTGAACATAACAGTGCTGGAGTTCAGTAGATCTCCCACGCCGTAGACGATCTCGCACCCTATCTCAGCACAGACGTCTTTCTCGACCTGGAGCATATTATCCGATGTCCTGTCACCACCCTTGGCGTAGATATCAGGTTTCAAAGCCCTCAATACATCAAGCGGACTCCCGTTGATATAGTCCGGTACCATGACTTGGTCGACATCAACAACCGCCTCCAGGATGGCAACCCTATCGTCGATCGGGACAAGACAGTATCCTTTCTTCTCTCTGAGTACTTCATCCGGGCAGACAAGGACAATCAGCCAATCTCCCAAAGCCTTCGCCTTCTTGATATGGTCCAGGTGTCCCCGATGAATGGGGTCGAACCCGCCGGCGATTACAACTCTGATCACCTCAGTCCTCCTGACAGATTATCCTGCTGCCCTGCTCCTCGAGCTTAACCGGCAGCTCTTGATAGATTGACATCTTCGCCCTCACTGCGTCCCGGTCGCCATCATTACAGTATAGAAGAAGGAAACCCCCGCCACCGGCGCCGCATATCTTGTACCCTATGGCCCCGGCGCTCACGGCATCGGAGAGCATCTCGCTTATTTCCGGGGTGGTAATGTTACTTGCCAAGGTCTTCTTCTGCTCCCAGCTCTCCTTAATCAACTCCCCGAAGTCCCGGTACTTCTCGGCATCAAGATAGCCGCTGCCCGTGGTCGCCGTTTTGAGCATCTTCTTGAGAGTCTCGGTGTTATCCGCTATCCTCTCTTTCTGCTCGCCGAGTATCCTATCGGCCTGACGGGTTATCCCCGTATAGAACAACAGAGTCCGCGCTTCCACCTGGCGCCTGATACGCCTCTTGAAATGGAAGCTGTCTATTCTATCCTTGCTGAAAGTGAACATCCTCATCCCACCGTAAGCAGCGATATACTGATCTTGCTTACCGATTGGCTTGCCCATGATGTCGATCTCAATCTTACAGGCTTCGTCCGCTAGTTTCTCAGCGTCCACTTCAATCCCCTGATAGGCGTAGAAGGCGTGGAGCAGCCCGACTGTGAGGCTGCTGGAGGACCCGAGGCCTGTTCCTTCAGACGGAATATCCCCCAGAGTGGCAACCTCGATACCTTTCTCAATACCGGTCACCATCATGGCTACTCTGATAATCTCGTGCTGTAACTCTTCAGGGGTATCTACCGTCTCCGTCTTCGTATAGTGGAGAACAACCTTATCATCGAAGCGGGGCTTGACAATGACATAGATGAATTTGTCAACCGCCGAACTGATCACCGCTCCATTATTTTCGTTGTAGAAGCCGGGAAAGTCCGTGCCGCCTCCGAGGAAGCTGATTCTAAGGGGTGTCTTTGAGATTATCATGTCACCTCCACTTTAGATTCGAATGCTGCAGTTTGAAAACTTTGAACCCAAGATCCTCTGATTCGTATGCACTTTTAGGATCACTTTTTGAATTATCATTAATATTAGCAATCGCTTTCCGTATTCTCTCTTTACCAATCTCTGAAATTGTATTATACCCAGCGTGTCTTGCTGGATGCCCTTCTGGTATTAGTTCAGGTAATTGAACCATGATAAAATGCCGAGTACCGTTATCTCGCCCATTTAGGTCAATGATTGCATGGGCAGTTGTGCATGAACCGGCAAAGAAATCAAGAATGATGCCCGTTTTTGTGTGGTCTCCTAGTTGAACCATTTTCTTGATGAGGTCAACCGGTTTAGGATTGGGGAAAGTGCTCTTATCATCAAATAATTTCCTCAAAGATTGTGTGGCATTTGTTGTAGTACTAACATCATCCCACCACGTTTTTGCCACTCTCCCTCTTTCTTCTGCCTCTGTTTGAAAACGTTTTCTTTGAGGCCCCGCTTCACCGGATACTCCAAAGACTATGCGATTATCTTCTAATAGCTCTAAATATTTCTTGTAATCATTTTTCCAACTGCAACTTGGGTTGGGTTTATATATCTCGCCAGTTTTAGGATTCACTATTTCGTACTGTTGATTAGGCCTCCAACCTCCAACTTGAAATGGATCGGCCTTCCAAGGCCCTCTTGAGTCATTGTCGGGATTTGAAAATCCTTCGCCATCCTCTGGGAGTCGGAAATGATTTCTGTTTTTTGTGAAGTAATCAATCTCCTTGGCATAGATTAAATTATATGTGTGTGATACGGAAATAAGTGCTGTATTAGTAACAGACTTTGTTGAATTCCAGACTACTGTTCCAATAAGATTTTCTTCTCCGAAAATATCATCACACATTTTCCGCAAATTACTAAACTCATTATCATCAATAGAGATAAAAATCACCCCGTCTTCCCGTAATAGATTACGGGCAAGGTAAAGCCGTGGATACATCATATTCAGCCATTTGGTGTGGAAGCGACCTTCATTAGGATTGTTGGTAGAGAATTTCCTTCCCTCATCATCTACTAACCCAGCATAGGCCAGGTATGTCTTCAGCGTTTCGGAGTATTTATCTCGATAAATGAAATCATTACCAGTATTGTAAGGTGGGTCAATATAAATCATCTTTATCTGACCCGCATAACTTTTTTGGAGGAGTTTTAGAACTTCGAAATTATCACCTTCAATGAAAATATTATGAGTCTTTTCTTCGTTAACGCCTTCGCCCTCGCAAGGAACTAGAGTACCGGTGCTAGGTATACTTGTAAGTCTACGTGCTTCACGCTTACCGGGCCACGACAATCCAAAGTGTTCTGTTTCGGGTGTTTCAGATTCTAGATATTCTCCAAGCGCTTCATGGAGTACTTCCCAGTTAATTTTACCGTCAGCGAAGGCTTCTGGGACTATCGTCTTTAATTGTTCAATTCGTTCCTGATCGAATAAATATTTAGGTCTGATTCTTTCTTGTGGCATTGGCATTCTCCAACCTTATATAGTCATACAGTAAAATCATCTACTTCCCTCCTTACAAGTTCAAACGAAGACACTCAGCCGAAGCCATACTCAGAGCCACGGCCAGGTCAATCTTCCTGCTCTCTGACTTCTTGACCAATCGCAACTTACCGTCCTCATCCTTCTGCGTCTTGGCATTACAGTTCTGGATGTGCTGCCTCAAATCTGGATCACCGTCATGCCTCAATCGCTTGTGTACGATTAGATCATAGAGTTGCTTATCAGACATCAGACGTCTCTGTCCCTGGTTGAAGTCCTCGAACCACAGCCCCAGTTCCTCCCGGTATTTCTTGACGAAGTACTCCAGCTGGAATGGGTCATAGCACACCTGGACGATGTTGAAGTTCTCTGCCAGCCAACGGAGTACCGCCCCGGGCTGTTCATAGTCCAGCTTGCCCCCTTCGGGTGGTGTCCACTTCTTAGTCAATCTGACAGCTATATTTTCTACGGGGTTATCAGGATCCCGGGAGACAACGGCCAGACCGAAGCAATCTCCGGTTACGGCCGCATCCAGGCTGACGACAATCGGTGTCTTCTCCCCGGGTACAAGAGGGAGAGGATTCAGACAAGCATCCCATAGCTCGATCGGGATGAACTCCGACTCGGCACTGACCCACTCATTCAAGTGAAGCCGGCGGTATTGCGAGTCCGTTTGGATCGCCGCTTCTGATCGGTAGTAGTTCGCCCCGTGCGCTCCCTGCTGCCACGGCATGCGCCTCGCCACCTCTCCGCTGTCCCAATAGGCGAATATCCCCGCCGCCTCATTGACGTAGCAAGGAATAAGCGAATCGGGATTGGGAGCCTCGACAAAACAACCGTGCTCGTAGTTCTTCCCCACGGCATCCATCAAGTCCTGAACCCTTAATTGCCTCCCCTTCTCAACCACGTTTTCATAGAGCCCCTCGAGGAGTTCCGATTCACCGACGAATCCAGCATAGGTTTCGATAAATCTAAGGGAGTTCGGCCGGGTCGGTGCCGGCGCCATCTCAGCCCAGAATCTCTTCGCTGCCTTGTCAGTGAAACCCCATAGCTCGGTCCAGACACTAACGACAGGGTTCGATCCGGCCTCCCCTTTGTAATCCAAAGCAACCGCGTGGACCTTGGAGCCGTTGGGTGTGTACCGGGCCCGGGTGTCTCGAATGCTCCACTTCCCGGGGAGTTCCTGTTTGCCGCGGTGATAGTCGGGATGGAGTTCGATGCTTGTCCGGAGAGCGGCGAAGCCCTTCTCCTTCGCCTGATTCGCATCATTACCTACGAAGTAGATATCGCCGTTATTCCCCCAGCACTCGGCAGCCCAGCGACCCACCAACCCGCCAATAGCCGTCTTCCCGCCTTTCTTGGTTGTGCTGTAGAGGATCGTCTGGAACTGAAACCTATTATCCCTCTGCTGGAAGGCATAGCGGAGGACGGCTTTCTGGTGAGGCATGAGGTTGATGATCCCCACGGGTCTATCGACAGTCGCCTCGGCGTAGAAGTTGTTCTGCGCCCATAGGACAATATCCTGGCTCTGCGCTTCCCAGCTTTCCTGATCCCGCTGGGCATTGAGACGGCGTTCTTTGATACGGTTGGCCTTCAGATACCGGGCCTGCTCGTATCGCTCCTGCTCTAACCGCTCTTCAGTCGCTGTTGTCATTGTTCAATTTATCCTAGCTACCACGACAGCCTTTCGTAGTTTGGTAAGTAGGTGGCTGTCTGCAAATTCCTTATTAGGTATACTTGGGTCTTTGAGGAAATAACGCTAGAAAGTATACCCGCTAGAGTTCTAAACTTAGCTGTGCAAGACTTCTCTTAGCTATCTCCACATAGGTTGGATTAATTTCATACCCTATAGCGTTTCTACCAAGACTGTTCGCAACTCTTACAGCGGTCCCGCTTCCTAAAAATGGATCCAACACAGTATCACCCACGAATGTATATAGCTTTATCAGTCTTTTCGGTAGCTCGTCAGGGAATGGAGCCGGGTGTCCTATAATTTGTGCCTTAGCAGGCTGCATCTCCCATATAGAATTTACAGCCCATTCCGACCATTCATTTTTGCTTAATTTAGATTGTTCTTTTATTTCTCGTGGGACTTTTTCTCGTTTCCCCTCCTTACTGAAGACAATGATCCATTCAAAAGGGAACGTGGAGAAGATGTTCCCAGGGTAAGGATAGGAACCAAAAGAACTAAACCTAACTATCTTCCTCTTGTCCCAAATATAGGTAGAATGTAGATACATGCAGTTAGATTCAAACATAAACTTTTCGAGATCAGTTATTACTAACTTAGTTTCTCTACGTTTAAACTTACTTTCGTTACCAGACAAAAATATGGGCATTATGTTAATACAGAGCTTACCATCTGGACCTAACACACGAATACATTCTTTCCATACTTGATTCAGAAAATTCATATAGTCGTAATAATCTTCAAAGTCGCCTGCCTGGTTTGTGTGATTGTTGGTAGAATTATAGTCTTTTAAGTCAAAGTATGGAGGACTTGTCACGATAAGATGAACTGAGTTATCTGCAACTTCATCCATAGAACGCGCATCTTTACAGTACATCTTAACGGAAGGTATTTTCTCTACCATTTCGATTTGTCCCAAACCACAATCTGCTCTCTTCTCCTCGTTTTGTTAATGCTGTCCCAAATTTTACTAGCAGTTTTGGTATATTCTCTTCCTATTACTTGAATAGGTTTATACTTTGAAATACGAGTGAAAAAATCCCCTCCATTTATTACTTCGCCTCCGATCTTTTTGTCACCTACAACGAAAATAATGATGGCATCATCCGTCGTCACTTTTTCTATTTCATCCAGACAGCGAACCATATCTTGTTCATAGGTACCCCGATTTTGTATTAATCCCGATTTAATACGCTCAAAATCATTGTCAAAAACATGGTGGACTATTCGTGTGTAGTAGGAGGTATAATCCAAGCAGTCAAAGTAAGGAGGGCTCGTGTACACAATATCAACTGATTTGGGAGGTATCAATTCACTTAATTTCCTAGTATCTCCTGATATGACCTTCGCATTGTTGCTAGGTAGGGGATAGCCATGCTTGGTTATTTTAGATAGAAATCGATCAGCGAAATTAATGTAGCGCTTGTTTTCGCTCAATTGCCCTATCTGAGTCGAAGTCCATTTATAGTGGTTACAAGCTCTTGCCACCAAGCATATTGTACCGAGGAATACCGCCTTCTCATAGTTACTGAATTCATGATAGTGTTGCTTAAGGAGTATTATTTCGTTCGCAGTGTCTGGGTGAAAATAGCGCTCAGCTTTGGGAGGAATCGGATGTATAGAACTGAAGTCTATTTTTCCTATAATCCGGTTTAGACGATACATGCTATTCTCTGACGAGAACTGATTTATCTTGCCAATAGCAATTTGAATTGCTATTGGATTATTATCTACACCGATGGCATATCTCAATCTCTTAGCAGCTTCGTAAACAATAGTTCCTGAACCACAAAAGGGATCTAGTAGTACTTTGTCATGGGATAACTGACCGATAACATTAGCGGCATCTAAGGAAGATATCTTGCCGCGATAAGGGTATATACCATGAATCGAATTCTGGTTACTTACTGATTCCAACTTTGTGAATGATAATTGTTCCGTAACCACCAATGTTATCTCCAATCTTTTCTTGAACTAGTAAAAACCCTCAACCCTAAGTTTAGTTCTAAAGCCTCTAATTAGCGTAGTAATATCTCGAAAGAATAGCTGGCGATTGTCTTCTATATGAAGCTCTTCTTTTTTAAAAAACGAAAGTTGTCCTGCTTCCTCAAAATATGATAGGTAATAATATTCAGGTTTGATATATTCTTTCCAGAATTCAAGTTGGCAGACATTGACGGGGTCTATCATTGTGATTGCCATTGTCTCTTTAAATCGGAGTCCGCCGTACCGGTCGTAGGCTAGCGGTACGGACTTCAGTTCCCAAGAGCCAAAGTTGATCGAGTGCGCGAGTTCCTTTCTCTTCTCTTTTGCTAGCCACTTCTACCCCTAGACTGAAACGCTTTGATGGGATCTCCTCTACCACGGTTTTTCCAATATCCCTGAAGGTTCAACTCTTCCTTCAAGACTCTATATAGAACCTGGGTGCGTTTCAGCCCCCTTATCTCTTTTCTTAACTGCTGCAAATTTATCTTCGTGGCCATATCGTAACTATAGCATTTAGAGGTCTAAACGTCAAGTTTCGGTCGACGGCTACTACTGGCAGGGATATGGACATTATTCCTTCCCTTCCGGTAGTGCCCCCCTTCGCTCTATTATCTCATCAAGCTCTGCGTCAGTCATCTCTTCCAGTGGCTTATGGGATGCCGGCTCGATCTCGTGCTTGGTGATATCACCAGGCTGGCCCCGGGATATCCGCTCGAGCTTGGCACCCTCGACTATCGCCCTGATGGCATCCCGATCAGCCATCTGTAACACTACAGTCTCCTTCAGACTACCATCGGCATTCAGGTATTTCCGCAACCCTAACGTCTGGAGTGCCATCGCCTGCTTGGTCTGCCGCTCTACCATATCAACGATAGCCTTCTCCTGTGCCTCTGCCCTAGCCTCGGCCATGTGGTCATCATGTAGATTGGCACGGTTGACCCAGTCATATCGCGATGACCACCTAGCGAGATGGCGGTAATAACTTGGCTTTCTGTCGGCGTTGTCTAGGACTTTCTGTATTGACCTCTCCCTGGGGAGCATGTCCCGATACAGCATGAAGGCGTGGAATGCCTTCGCGGACTCGGTTTCACGCCTGTGCCAAGGTTGTCTATCCATCTATCTTGACCGCCTTCTTCCCGGTGAATTGCTCCCACCGCTCTATTATAACATCGCAGTAATGCTCGTCGATCTCCATCATGTAACACCGACGGTCTAGTTTCTCGCAGGCTATTAGGGTGGAGCCGGAGCCGCCGAAGGGGTCTACAGCAATGCCGCCATTCTGGCAGCTTGACTTGATAGCTCTGGCTATCATATCAACGGGCTTCGGCGTGGCGTGGCCATGTCGTTCTTCGCCTGTCACTCTCGGAAACTCCCACACATCCGTCATATTGTCGTGGGTATTGTCAAAGTATGCACGGCTGGCATAGAACTCCCGCTTGAGTTCATCGTGGTCCCGCTTGAGTTCATCGTGGTCCCGCTTGAATGCATCGTGGTCCCCAACCTTCTTCGCTTCGGCTTGCAGTTTTTTGTAGTGTTCTTCGGGAATGAATACCCATTGCGATTCAGTGAACCAATGGGCATACATCCCAACACCACATATCCGATTAATGTCCTTTGGTGTCCAACCCATTGCCTTACAATCCGCTTGTAGTTTGTGAAGTATGCCATCCCAGCCATGCCAATAATTGTCGGCGTTGTTGTTGAAGCCCTGCTCGCCCAGCATGAAAAACAGACAACGCTCTGTAGGCTGATACATTCGGAGAGCCCTTAGACGGTCAAAGCGGACAGCCTTTTTATCCCATGTAATTTCGTTCCTAAACGTAAGCCGCTCACTATTCTCCAATCCACCACAATACCACAACCGCCACAAACTCTCAGCATTACCCCAAATATAGGCACCCCCATTATCCTCTAAATGTGGCCTGATAGCTCGCCACCATTCCATCTGAAAAGCATCTAATTTTTCACGATAAAGGTTGTCATTTGCAATTCCTTCTTTTTCTTTTCCCATTCCGTAAGGTGGATCTGCGTGTACTAAATCAGCCTTCTGCCCATCCATCAGCCTCTCGACATCGGTTATCACAGTGGCGTCGCCGCACAGCAGTCGATGATTCCCCAGACTCCAGAGATCACCCCTCTTAGAAATCGATTCTGTGGGCTCTGGTATCTCATCATCTTCGATATTTCCCTCGGAGGGTTGGTGGAACTGCGTCATCAGGTCAGCCATGGCACCCTGGTCAAACCCCGTCAGGTCCATGTTGAAGGCGCCGGTATCCTGTTCTTCCAGGAGATCCTTCAGCACAGGGAAGTCCCACTCAGCCAGGAGAGCGGATTGATTATCCATGATGGCGTAGCCGGTGGCATCTGTGGGGTCATCCTCAACCATGACGGCGGCAACCTTGTCCCAGCCGAGCTCCCGCGCTGCCATCCATAAGCCGTTGCCAGCTTCAATAATCATGTCCTGTTGGCGGACGACTATCGGTTTGCGTTGCCCGTAATGCTCAAGACTACGCCGTATAGCATCAAGATTCGCTTCGGGATGTTGCCGGGCATTCCGCTCATCCAGTTTAATGGAATCAATCGGGATGGCTAGGGACTCCAGCTCCTTGATTATGTTGTCCATTCAGCACCCTCTCTAGAATGGTTATCTCGCATCCATCTATATCGACAAGCAGGCCAGCCTTAACAAGGATATCCTTCAGAGCCTGCATCTTCTCCGCTCCCGTACCGTCAGAGATCTTGATCTCTGCGATAACCTTCATATTGGTCCTTTCCATAATTCCCAGCACCATTCGTGCCTCCTGTCAGTATGGTATGACAGTGGATACTCAGTTGTCAAGTGCTGGTCTTCGGGAGAGTTAATAGGCTGAAAACCGAGAAAGGATGCCAGAGAGGATGCCCGTTGAGGGTTTCCGCTAAACTCTTTGAGCACCGCAACTATGTCATCGCTTGCCTGCACATGCTCTCCTGAATCATAGATTAACAAGTATATCTACAGTCACTACTGCAAGCTTCACCGCAATCAAGTACCTCTAGTCATGTCAATTATATACATATATTCGCTTACGGACAAGGGGGTATCCTTTCGGAACATCTCAGAAATTGGAATTGAAGCAGGCTGAACGTAGCAATATAGTGAGATGTGCTCACAGACTTTTGAATTGAAAAAGGACTCCTTTTGCGTCTATTAACGGATTATTAGTACTATTCTAGATTAAAGGATATGATAAAATAGTATCTGAATTTAGGAGTATGATGATAACCCCATATTATAAAACCGAATTGGTAGCCAGACAAAACCCTACCGGGCGCCGAGAATAGAGTGGGTCAGGAAGATAGTTGAAGCCTGTGATAAGGCTGGCATCCCTGTGTTTCTTAAAGAGAATCTCTATGACCTACTTATGGATGCTCCCCATGACGATATATTCTGGGAGGATATGAGCCATTTAAGGCAGGAAATGCTGGGAGGAGTCGACTGATGAAAAGATGGATTGCTAGGATTGCTTATACTATATGCCAGGCATGGGGCCAAGAGCCGGAGCAAATAATCTATCCCACAAAGACGGTCAAAGCGGACAGCGATGAGATCTATCGGATATTGAGGGAAGAATTCCCGAATGGTCAGATTTATATCTCAGATAGCACGGATTACTTCCTCTGCGCCTATGATGACATAGCGTATTTTCTGGCCAAGGATGAAACGAACCGGCAGGAGTATGTAGAAGAACGTTTTGATTGTGATGACTTCGCCGCTATGCTCTACGGTCAGTTTAGCACTCCAGACTGGAGCGATATGTGTGTGGGGTTGATATGGACAGAAAGACATGCTTTGAATATAATGATTTCCGTAGATAAAAGGGTCCTCTTCATAGAGCCTCAGTCGGACACGATACAGGAGAACTTACTGCCTTGGCAGGGCCAAGCCATGAGATTCATAATTATGTAGAAAGGAGGTTAATATGGTTGACATCAAGAAGTGGTATCATAGTCGCACCCTCTGGCTTAATACATTGATTGCTGTGGGAGTTCTAATTCAGGCAATCACTGGCATGAACTGGCTGGATGCTCAGCTCCAGGGAGCCATAATAGTCATCGCAAACGTTATCCTGCGGCTTGTTACCAAACAAGGATTGACTAGATAGCTTTGGTCCCGGATAAAGGAGGAGGACAATGAACAAATCTTCATAATCCTATCCCCTGAGTCCCCTACGCTGCTGGCTGGTTGCCAATTCCTGTACTTTGACGAGTGTTTTATTGGCGCCGCCGGTTATCACTGTGTGCTGGCCCATCTCCAGGTGCTTGGCGTCATCGTAGAATATCACCCCGGCGTCAATCAAGCCATCCTGCCAGGGTTTGCATGCGCTCAATAAATTATCCAGATCCCGCCGCCTGTTATCAGTGTGGAACTCATAGCTGATCCGCGCTCTCATCATCGGCTCATCATCATGCCACTGGACCTTAGCCAGCCAGCCGATCTCTTCACGCGATGTTTTCACTGCCTTGGCCTTCACCATAAAATGACAGCGCGAGTTCGGGTTAAGCTCCACGTATGGAAGATGATCGATTTCAATTATCAGAGTTCTCATTTCGGCTCCGGATGGCATTTTCCGCAGACATAAGCTCCTGGCCCACCAGTCGGAGAGGGCGGCCGCCACCACCATAGTTCTGATCCGCATATCGGGCACGGTTTATCAGGCTTGGTTAATTCAGGCATATATGCCTCCACTGGTGAGGCTTGCTATTCACGAGCCAAACCTTCCAGAATAGACTACGCC